AGATAAATGATACCGAAAAAAGTAGACAAGATGAGTTTAGAGCAACAAGAAGCATTCTTATTAGAAAGGTTAATGGACTTACAAAGAAAAGAAAAAGTATATCGCAGAGCATTAGCAAAGGTTAGAGGTAAAACAAAAATAGATGTTAGTGATTTAGAAAGAATAGATTTATTAGATTTAAAAGGTGGAGATTAAAGTTAGATATCAAAAATTAGGTAAACAAAAGGTTTGGGGTTTGGCTGACTCCGAAGGTGTTATCTATTTAGATAGTAGACTTAAAGGGAAAAAACATTTAGAAATACTTATTCACGAAGCATTACATTTATTATATCCTGAAGCAGAAGAAGAAGAAATTGTAAATAAAAGTATATCTTTGTGTAACCTAATTTGGAAACAAAGGTATAGAAGAATAGAAGAAGATAAGAAAGAGCCTTTGCAAGATGGCACATTATGAGAAAACATACTAAATTATATTTAGACTACTTCGGTTATGTTAAAGATGATTTCATGGCTTGTGAAGTATGTGGTGCAAGAATGGTTGATGTTCATCATATTCATTGTAGGGGTATGGGCGGCAGCAGTCATAAAGATGAAATCAAAAATTTAATGGGATTATGTAGGAAGTGCCATGTAGATTATGGAGATAAAAAACAATACATAGATTTTCTAGAAGAAAAACATTTAAACTTCATTAATGATAACGGACAAAGAATTTCTTAAGGCAGAATTAGATATGGGAATTAGTTTTGATAATCCTATGTTTAAATCATTAGCATACCATACTGCTGAACAGATGAAAGGACTTGGAACATCAGTATTAGATTATGGTGCAGGTACAGGAGTATATGCAGATGCTTTTCATCAAGCAGGTTTCAATGTTGTGATATGGGAAAAGTTTGAAGCACATAAAGAATACATAAGTCAAAAGGCACCACATTTGACAATTATAGATAAACCTATCACAACTGATATAATGGCTTTCATTGAGGTTGCAGAACATATGACTGATAAGGAACTAAATGCATTATTCAAAAAAATTAAACCTAATTACATATTGTTTAGTTCAACAAGTCAAAGAATACCTGAATGGGATGAATCTTGGGGACATATAAATATAAAAGAACAAGAAGAATGGGATGTATTTTTTGCAGAGAAAGGATATACTATTTATAAAAAAGTAGCAATGCCTACACAATGGTCTAAAATATATGGCAAAAGTATCTAACGAAAGAAAAATTATCTTCGGTAAAAGAAAGAAAGGTAAAGCAAAAAAATCATACAATAAACATGACAAAAAAGAACACAACTACAGAGGTCAAGGTCGTTAAAATTAACGATATAAAAAATAACCCTAACAACCCAAGGGTAATAAAGGATGATAAATATAAGAAACTTGTAAAGAGCCTTATAGAATTTCCTGAAATGCTAAATATAAGACCTATTGTAGTCAATACTGATATGATAGTATTGGGTGGTAATATGCGTTTAAAGGCTTGTAAAGAAGCAGGAATAGAAGAAGTACCAATTATAATAGCAAAAGATTTAACAGAGGAAAAACAGAGAGAATTTATAGTTAAAGATAACATTGGTTATGGAGAATGGGATTGGGATATATTAGCAAATGAATGGGATATAGAGAAGTTAGATGATTGGGGATTAGATGTAATAACAAAACAAAATTGGGAAGCATTAGACTATATTGATGAGGAACTTCCTGCACCTGAAATGAGGAAGGATAATGTCATAACTATAACTGTACCTGATGAATGGTTAGGTCAAATAAAAGAGATAGAACAATTAGTTAAAGATACTTTATCTGAAACATATAGCGGTTGTGAAATCAAATAATACCTACTTAAACATATTGTCAAGTTATGCCTATTTAGGAAAAACAAAATCCTTTTGTGATAATCTGTTTGGTGCATCTAAAGAAGGTATTATAAATGTAATGATTGATAGTGGTGCCTTTACCTTATTTAATAGTAAGAATAATAAAATGGATTGGCTTACTTTAGACAACTATTGTAAGTTTTTAGATACCTATGCACAATATTCCGAGAAGTATGTAATGCTTGATGTAATTAATAATCATAGTAAAAGTAAGGAGAACTACGAAACAATGCTTAAAAGAGGATTGAATCCAATGTTTGTTTTTACTACATACGATAATGATTACACTTATCTTAAACAGGCAGTAAATAATAACATACATTTATGTGTAGCAGGAGGTGTAACAAGTAAAAGAAATTGGATGCATAAAAGGTATCAAGATGTATTTATGCAAACACAGGCAAAAATGCATGGGTTAGGCTTTGTTAAGTTTCCTGACATATATCAAGTGCCATTACATTCAGTAGATAGTAGTAGTTGGATACAAGGTAGTCAGGCATTTGGTATATTGTATTACTTTGATGAAGGAATAAAAGGTATAAGATATATTGATATTCTGAAAAAAAAGGTTAAATTGCCTATACAAATGATTAATGTATTGGATAAAATAAAAGTTAGTCCTAAAGAATTTAGTAATTTAGATAATCATAAAGGTAGGTATAGTATTTCAGCCTTATTAAGTATAATAGCAAACATAGAATATCAAAAGTATTCAAAGGATAGAGATAGAAATTTATTTTTAGCCTGTGCTAATTCAGGCAATATAGATGATATAATATATGTAGATACTAAATTAAACAACAATACATTAACATATAATGGATTCAAAAATAAGAAAGTACATACAAGTTAATTTACAGGTAGAAGGATTACACCATTGGCAAGAATGTGATTTGAAAGATGTTTTATATCTAAAAAATTTACATAGGCATATATTTTATATCAAGGCAATCAAGGAAGTAAGTCATAACAATAGAGATATAGAAATAATCCTATTTAAAAATTCTATTATAAAGTATTTGCAAGAAACCTATCAAGGCAATTTTGGAAATATGAGTTGTGAAGATATAGCAGAAGATGTATTAAGAAAGTTTGACTGCAATATTGTTGAGGTATTAGAAGATAACGAAAATGGTGCAATAGTATCTATATGAGAAACTTATTCTATTTTGGATTAGAGCCTTTAAAGGAAAGATATACTTATCAGTTATCTAATGAATGGATGCCATTATCCTTTAAAAAGTATAAACATAAATTAGCATTTGTAACTATAGACGGTTACTATGTTAATAAGGATAACAGAATTAAACAAGGAGTTGTATTAGATGCAACAGGTAGAGGTAAATGGTCATTAAATCAATGTAGCAATTTTTTAAATTTAATTGAAAAGGGTTTAGTAAAAGATAATGATATAATCTTTTTGCAGGACTTTTTTACAATGGGAATGGATAGTATTTGGTATGCCTTAGATTTATATGGTATCAGGGTAAAGACTTATTCAATGTTACATTCTCAAAGTGTAGATGAATATGATTTTACTTATGATATGAGGCATTGGATGAGAGGTTATGAATTAGGATTAGATGCAAGAATGAGTGGTATATTTGTAGGCAGTACAATACATAAAGAACAATTAAGGTCAGCAAATTTTCAAGCACCTATTCATGTTATGTCCTTGCCTATACATTTTGAAAAGGTTATTGAATATGGTACTGATATAAGTAGAAAGGAAAATACAGTTATCTACACATCAAGATTTGATAAGGAAAAAAATCCTTACTTTATGATTGAGGTGGCTGATTATTTTTTGAGTAGAAATAAGGATTGGGATTGGGTAATAACTACTTCATCAAAAGAAATTAAAAGTAATTTAATGGGTGTCACTCAAGCATTATATGATTATGCTGAAGATGAACCTAGATTTATTATAAAGGAAGATTTATCTAAAAGAGAATATTATAATGAATTGCAAAAAAGTAAAATACAATTTAATTCTTCTTTACAGGATTATGTATCTTGGACACTATTAGAAAGTACAATATTTGGAAATGATATAGTATATCCTAACTTCAGAAGTTTTCCTGAAATAATAGAACCTGATAGATTATATAAACCTTTTGATGTAATGGATGCAGTAAGAGTTTTAGAAAATGCTATAAAGAAACCTAGAGACCATTATGACATTGGTATCAGAAGTAATATAGGCAG